CGGATTCTCTTATCACTCGTTACCCTCCTCCTCTCCATCTGATACCTGTTCCTGCGCTTGCTGGGCTTTGCGATCCGCGTCGTTCTCGCTAGCCTGATGTTCAAGCGTGGCTGCATGTTTGAGCATGTCTATGCCAGACTGCGCCTTCATCTGACGTTGGCGGTGGCCTTCGTGCTGGATGTTTGCGCCGATCTTGTGCGCCTCGACCAAGTGCTGGGACTTCTCCAGCTCTCGCTGGTGACCCTGATGCGTAAGGGTCGCACCCAGCTTGACGCCTTCCATCTGTTGCCGAGCCTTGAGATCTTCTGCCTTTGCTTCGGCATCCATAAGATCCTTTTCTTTCTTGCGCTCGATCTCTTGCTGCTGTAGCTGCAACTGAAGTTGCTTGATCTGCTGCTCCATCTGCATCTGCTGTTGCTTCATCTGAAGCTCCTGCTGCCGCAACTGCAAGTCCTGCTGCTGGATCTGGATAAGCGGATCCTGCGCCTGTTGCTGCGCTTGCATCTGCTGCTGTTGCTGCTGGTTGTTCTGGAACAGCTTCTGCGCAGCCAAGGCTTCAAGCTGCGAGATCTGAACCTCAAGCTGTGGCGACATGTAGCCCGTCGTATTGTCGTCGCCTTCTGCACCGGCAAGTGCGGCTTGAGGGGGAGGCGGCAGTGTGGAGCCGAGGTTCTGCTCGATCTCCCTGCGATATTCCATCGCCACATGCTCCATCAAGTGAGCCATACCCGCCGCCATGATCGCTTGTGCTTGTGGGTTCTGCCCCACAATCTGCATAAGCTTGGGGTCGTGCATCGCTGCCGTGTGGGTAGCGATATGGGCTTGATGATCCTGATACAGGAACGCCTTGACTGGTTTGCCAACCATGATGGCCATGTTCTCGGACACAGGATCCATCGGCAGCATGTCGTCCTTGAGCGGCACGATCTTCTGGGCGTTCTTGACGCCCAGCACTTCGATCATTTGCCGGTGAAGGTACGGGAGATCATAGATTTGAGGCGCTTGCTGAGCCAGCTGCATGACCGCCTGATACTGCACCACACGCTGCGCCATAGTTGATGCGTTAGGGTCGGAAACAGGAAGAACGTCACAACAATCGTAATCAGAACGCTTAGCGCCTGCGTCTCCAACCTCGGGTTGATAGTCATAGCTCTCCGGGGTGTTATCCCTGATGATGGCTGCAAGAAGCTTGAACTCTTCCTTCATGGTGTAGTGAATGCGCGCCTGAACGGCACTCATCACCTTCATCACACGTTCGAGAATGGCAAGCGTCGTCCCTACCGGTGCCTGTGCCGACATATCCGATATGTTCAACTCAGCCATCGCGGCGAACTGACGACCGTCAGCCACCACTTTATCCATTAACGCCATCAGAACCTGCGACGGTTCTTTGTATGGCAGCGGCAAGATGTTGTCGCGGATAGAGCCGCTAGGTACGTCTACATCCCTGAACTCGCCCGGAGCGATGGGGGTATCGTCACCTTTAACACGTAGGCCGCGACTCTTAAGACCCCCCGGCAGATTGCTGAGCGTACCCGCGTCGATAAGCTGCCGCATGAGGGATGTGGCCGTGTGGGTATGACCACCGATAAGGTGTATGAGACCGAAGTAATAGAACCCGAATCCCGGTATGTAACCGTAGTGAACGAAATGCTGCCGTCGGTGTTTGAGCTTGTCGTCCTCCAACCAGTTGCGGCGTATGGCGAGGATAGTGTTTGTCCCCTTCTCAACCGTAACCACGTAAGGTAGTTTGATTCCCGTTGGTTCGCCATGCTTGTCGGTGTCCTCATACCCTTCCAAGTCCAGATCAACGTGCATCTCGAACAACTGATAGCGGTTGTCGATGGATGCCGTGAAGCCCTGCTCGGTGGCTTTCTGCTTCTCAATCTCGTCCAACACCTGCACCGGATCGCCAAGGTCAACGTCGCGGTAGAACCCCGCCACCATCAGGCGACGCAACTCGTTTTTCGTCTTACGCATCCTGTGCGTAATGCGCTCCGACGCCTGTAAGTTAGGTGCGCCGTAGGGGACAATGATGTCTTCAGCCGGGATGAACGGCGCTACCTGCCGGTCTAGTGCGGGGTCAAAATAAACTTTCTTGAACGCATTACCCGAGAGCGCCGTAGCCAGCAGCAGTCGTTCATGCTCCGGGCGATACTCCTGCATCACCTCGGTCAACTCGTAGTTCATATCCTCCTGAACCCGCGCCGCCGATTGTTTCTTGTCAGGAGTCTCCTTACCGATAATCTTGGTACGCACAGGGCCAGCGGAGGGGAAAGTCTCCATGATCAAGTCGGATTGAAACTTGACCGCCGCTTCCATCAGCAAGGGATGGTAGACGCCGCTGGCTCCCGGCCACGGCTCAGACCGATCTTCGTACTTGAGGCCAAGCAGCTTCAACCCCTTGATGTAGATCTCAAGCCAGTCCTTGCGACCGTTCATGTCCTCGGTCACGTCAGCCATCAAGTCGTAAGCCAAAGACGCAAGACTCGACTCAGGCATTTCTTCCGCGATATTGGCATCGAACGCAGGTTCGCTATGCCCCATGTGGATGTCCAACGGGCCAGCGTGGATGTTGACCTCTTCCGGATCAACGATCTCAATGGTCAACGGTTCAGCATCGTCTGTGAGACTGGCAAGACCTGATGGAGCTTGGCCGATGGATTTATCAATGCTCATATCATTTTCCTATCGTGGGTCGTGCGCTCTACGGCACCACCGCGTTTGTAATTTCTATTTGGGTCGAATTTGGGTTCCATATCACCGGGCATTCCCGAACTAACCGGGCCGGGATCGCTTCCGACAAAATTCAAAAATGGAAATTTATTGCGTTCTTCCAGCATCGTTTTTGGCAGAACACCTTTGGAAGTTTCAACTTCATTACCGGTTATGTAGTCAATCGGATGCGTAGTGAGCTTGTCCCACGTACCCGGCTCTTCGCCTTTGGCAAAACTCTGATTATAGAGTTTGTGAGTGTCCACAAAATCCGAATTCCCCCATTTGTATTCCGGAACCACTCTAAGCATGGAAGACTTAGTGTCTTCAAGAACCCTGCTTTCCTTATCAGCAAACGAATCTTTGTTGCTGTACTTGTTTGGGTTTTGTGCTACAAAATAATTGTGGTAGAAAGCGTTTATGTTCGATTGATATTGAGGAGCAGAATTAGAACCCATGATGTCGTGGATTCTATTAATGTACTCGTTGGTTATCGCGTTGTGCCTAGCTTCGTGGGCAAAAGTCTGCGGACTCGCCCCGCTTCCAATGCCTAAAATGTTCGTACTAGGCTTTTCAAATTTTTCGTATTGGGCTTCGGAGATCGCATAATCCCTAGGCACAAGTTTTAATTTTTGTTCAAATGTAGGTGGAACTAATTTTTTATTAGCGTCGGGGGCGTTTTGAAAATTGACCCCTAACGTACTGTAGTAGACATCAGGGTCGCCTACGTTCACCATCCGAGAAGTGTCTACAAGATTTTGTTCTGAAGGCATCAGCTTGGAACGTATCTTTGCCGCTGCTTCCGGATCCTTGTTAACGTCCACCCTTCCCATCCAAGGGTAATATTGCATCAATGTGCGTATGCCTGATTCCATCAGTAATACCCTCTGTGCCTTTTCGACTTGAACCACTGCACTGGTTCTGGCTGGTCTGTTGGTAGTTTGATAAACCCACCCTGACGGAACCGCAGCAGTGCAAGCGACGTAGAGTCAACTAAGTCGTCGTTCTTGCCAGCCGGGAAATCATTACATTCTTCAATGACTTCTCTAGCCCACCGTCTGTCAGGTGCCCAGACAATACCTGATCTAAACAAGTCCGTCACCGCGTTTACACGCGAAATCTTGTCTTGGCCCTTGCCCGGTGTGAACTCCATAATCGGAACGCCCATACGACGCATCTCTTGGTAGAGCGCCGAGCCGCTGGATTTCTTTTCAACGATGAAGCTATCTGGACTCCATTCTTGGTACTGCTCCAGCACCATCTCCTTCAGCTCCGGGTACTCCATCCGTTCCTTGATGGCGTTCAGCAAGATAATGTTCTGGTTCTTGGTCTCTTCGTTGAAGAACACCCCCCACGTAGTCAGGGCGTTGTAGTCGGCACGGGTGTTCTTTTCTTGTGCGGAGTCGAGTGCCATGATGATGAATTCGCAGTGTGGCGGATCGTCTTGCTCCCAGACGTTCCACCACTCTCTCTTTATAAGAGCGCCTTCCTCTGCCGTTGGCTCCTGCATGTACTGGGCTTGCCAGTATCGCGGATCCATATCGGCTTTCTTGGAGAGCAACTCTTCCAAAGGCCAGAACTCAGGCCAAAGGGGCTGACCATTTAAAATGGCAGGGAACTCAATAACTTCCCACTCCGCAGAGTCGTCGTTACGGGTCATGTGGTCGATGATCTGACCGGTCAGGTCGAGCTTTGACCAGCGCGTCATCACAACGATGATCGCGCCCCCCGGCATCAGTCGTTGGATTGGGCCTGACTGGAACCATTCCCACGCGGGTTCAAACACGTGTGGTACACCTTGTTTGGCTTCCTGCTCGGAGTGTGGGTCATCAATAATGAACAGATCGGCACCACGACCAGCCAAAGCACCACCCACACCAATAGCAAAATACTCTCCGTTAAAGTTGGTACCCCACCGAGAGGCGCTCTTGCTATCTGCTTGTAGCTCGACCTGCGGAAAGATGTCATGGTATAGGTCGCTCCCTACAAGGTTACGGACACGTCGGCCGAAATTTACTGCAAGATCAGCAGTATGCGAGGCCATGATCACTTTCTTCTGAGGATACTTGCCAAGGAACCACGCCGGGGCAAGGTAGGAGATCATCTCGCTCTTGCCATGACGCGGTGCGATGTTAACGATGACCCGTTTTTTAGCCCCAGAGGCAATTTCTTCAAAAATTCTGGCTAATTTCCGATGGTGTGGCCCCACCATATAGCCCGGATAAACGTGCTTAATGAAGCTCAAAAAGTCGTCTTTTGCCTTCGTTTTGGTCGTTTCTTTGTAGTATTTGACCAATAAATCGGCAGTTTTACGCTTCTGGGCGTCTGGCATAGACGGAAGCGCAGCACGGAGCTTGGCAAGGTTCTCAGGCGTCAGTTTGAGGGCTGTACTCAACCTGCGGCTCCTCCATAACGGTGTATTCGATGTTATCAAGCACCGTGAGCAGTTCGCGTTCTACTTCTTCAATCGGCAGCACTTTAAGAGTGGTTTCACTGCGCTTTTTGAAGGCATCTACACCATCTACTTCGCCCAAACTACGGAGTGCAGTAAGTCTGTCCTTGGTCGTTTGGGCATGTTCTACCTCATAGACCAGCTTGTTGATGACGTACATCTTCAATTCAGCAAGGTCATCGACCAACATGCAGTTTGACTGCTGAACCATCCCAGCCAGATAGGCCATCACTTCGTTCGGGTAACGGGCGTACTCAGGCCGTAGCTTGGGGTTGGCAGTCATTTCTTTAGCCAACTCAATTGCTTGGGCTTGATGTTCGGCAGAGGGAGAGATGGGAGTGCCGGTTAGATCGGCCAACAATTTCATCGTGTTGACCCGCATCTCAAGTTCTTCATGCGGAGTCAGGTCGGGCATGGCTTCCGTGGCTTTTTTGGGCAACGGAATGTCTTCATCTATGTCAGGCATGTACGACATGCAATGCCTTGCAAGGGTTTGGATTTATACAATATATACGATTTCTATTGGTATGGAACCATTTTAGTGACGGGGGGGTGTTTTTATATACAGGGGGGTGGGGGTCTATTTGGGAAATGATGGGGTGATTTGTGCGTTTCCAAGTGTAAGCGCACTTCGTAGGTACCTTATCACTTCGTGGGGGGCACCTACCCGGTGGCTTCGATATACCGATTGCCGCGCCTAACAGGTAGCTTCGACAATCAATATTAGCAGCGTTAGCCAGCCCTTCGATAAAAAACTAAGCCAGCCCAAGCCAGCCTATCATCTAGACAACTAAGCCAGCTTTGAATTTTATATGGCGAGACCGTGAAAGACTCGCTGCGCTCGGGTCTCGCTTTCGCCGTCCCGGCGAGGAAAAGAATAAATGTGCTTCGCGGGTTTATGTCGTGTCCTGCGTCCGCAGGACGACGACGTTTACCGCTGCCGCGTAGCTTCGATTAAACAAAACATCGCCCAACTCGATCAACATTAATTGACATGGTGGCATTGGTTTGGCATCAAAAGAAAGCGGAAAAGCGCAGGGTGCTGTCCTTTCGGACAGCACCCTGTGCAGCTACTTACGTCTGATAGCGAGAAGCCCGAAGGCTAAAACGATCATCAGCAGTAGGATTGGAAGTTGACTCACTTCTGAGCACCTAACCCAAGCACCATCGCCAACTGAGCTACGGCCTTCTTGAAGGAAGTTTCGTCCTTAACGGGGAACTCTTCGGTCTTGAGAGTGTCTCGCAAGTTAGAGACTTTCTTCATCAGGTCATTAAATTTGGCACCAAAGTCTTGTGCTTTGGTAACGCCTGACCGAGGCTTCTTGGGCTTCAGTCGGCTGAACGTCTGACGCTCTGCACCGAGCATCAGAGTCCGAACAGGCTCGACGCAAGACTCAAAGATGGTCTTGTCGTCGTGCCTGAATTTGGCGCGAGGGTCAGCAATCGCTCCAGTCACCGTGAAGCAGGGGAATTTAACCGGGTCGATCTCGACCTTCCCCGACTGCTGCCTCCAAACTAGCTCGCCAGCGTCGTCTGGAGTTTTGTAGTACGAGATGGTGTATTCCGGGCGACCTACAAGACGGTTCAAGGTCAAGTCCCGGCAGAACTTCCGAAACTCCTTGAACGTGTCGCAAGTCTCATCGACCCAACCATCCTTACCCTTCGGCAGCAGGTTGTAGAAGGTCTTGAACTGCTGCTGGATCGGACGCAACGCTTTGATATTGTCCGCTGTCAGATCAGTAGCTGCTGAGACCGTTTTCGTTAGAGCGTAAATCTGCTCGTCGCTAAAAGTATTCTGCATAGTCTCGCTGAGAATCGACATATAGCCTCCAAATAAGCGAAGCGAAATTGCCCCGCTCATCAACTATACACGTTTACACGATTGAATAGTTAAAACTTTTTTACCGTTCGGAAAAAAAATTTTTTGCTTCGCAAAAAATTTTTAAGTAAGAAAGATCAGGCCAGGTCTGACGAACTGGCCTTCACAAGAAAGATTCGGCTAGGTCTGGCGACCTAGCCTTCATAAGGAAATGTGCTACGCGATTGTTATGTTCGTGCAGGAAGCGCTCGGCAAGCTCGCGCCATAAAGATGCACTCACAAGACCAAGAACAAAAGGAGTTCGCAAAGCCTCACGACTGCATCCGGAGGCGAGAGGGCTTCGCCCCCTCGCGCTCCCCCGCGTCTTCGCTGCGCTCAGCCGCGTTCCCTCGCTCGCAAAGCCTCGCTCGGGAACTGGCTTCGGGCGGGTGCGAGCATCGTAGCGTTACGCGCGTAACGCTGAATTGTTTGCGTGGAGTCCCTGTGGGCACCGTGCATCGCGCAACATCGTTTAAACTGGCCGATTCTGAAGAACCCACGTCATATCGCGCGAGTTTAAATGGTGTTGGGTGTGGGCATCGTTACGCCCCGTAACGTCATTTAAACTGACAGATTCTGATAACCCCTCATCATATTTTGTTAGTTTAAACCATGTTGGGTATCGGCACGAAAACGGCTCTAAACAAGTGCGTTACGACGTGTAACGCGGTTTTGTTCCAATTTGTTCCAGCCAAGTTCCATTTGTTCCAAGAAATTTTTGCGCTTGGAACAGGATTTTCTTAATAGAATCATATGGTTAAGTCATTTGTTCCATTGTTCCAAGTGGAATTACAAGAATACCCCCCCTACGGAGTAAAAACGGGGAGAGGGAAAAGGGGACGGCAGGGGTCAGGTAAGCAAAAGTGGTCTGGGGAAACCGACCCTCTATTTTCTAAAAAAGTGGAACATTGGAACAAATCCGTATAACTCTCCTATATATATATATATTATTTAAAAAATAATAATAATAACTCCTTAAAAATCAATGCTTCCCTCCCAAATTGGACGTATTTTTAACGTCCACATTTAGTGACGTACCCGTGTTCCAAAACCCATTTTTTTCTTGGAACAAGCTGGAACACGTGGAACAAAACTGGAACTGACCCCTAATCAAGTGCTGGATTCATATGTAAAGATATGCTATAATATCTCTTAGATGAGGGAAGATGTAGGTTGAATGGTTTATATGGTTCGACACAATTTAGCGTTACAGCCCGTAACGCCACAACTCGGAGGTTCTATGGACTACAAGGCCAGATGCGAAGCGTTCTACAAAGCCATGCAGATGGAGAGCAACACTCTGCAATCGCCCACAATCGTATACCGCACTCAGCGTGACGACCGTCACACGATGGACTACGCCAAGCCCAAGCGGCACTACGTGCGCCCCAAGGTGCATCGTGAGATGCGCCTTTCGTTGATGACGTTAACCGACCCGGACAACAACTGATGACCACCACCTGCCGATACTGCGGGGATCATATTTCTCTCGGTAGGCTCGACTTGGGCTATACAACGTGTATGCCATGTGGCGAGCGTGACGCTGTGTCACTCCGCCACACCATCGTGCCGATGCACAAGTCGAACTATGTGGTGGTGACTGATCTGAGTTTACTTGCACAACTGACACGCCCCGGACGGGGCTTAGGAGGCTGACATGACTTACGAGAGTTTGACTGACCGGCAATTTGAGAACTACCTACGCCTGTGCGGATACCTGTGCGACGGCTACGTGCCGCATGAGATGTCTCAGCGACGTGACGCGCTGCTCAAGGCATGGGGCGACGATCCTGACGCGCTGTTCATTACACGGTTCAAGCCGTTGATGGACATTGACGTGGCACGCAACTACGTCTTGGAGGTGTGACATGGGCTATTACAAATCGCAAATCGTTGAACAGATTGATTTTCTAGACACGTACACAGTTGTCCGAAGATCAAAAGAAACTATTCTTATTGATCGTATCTATCAGGCTGTGACGAGCGTCACAGAAGACTATGACGATCTGATGTGCACACTCAGCCACGTGACTGACTTGTGCGAGGACTATTTCCGCGCCGAGGACGATCCCGATCCGTATGCAGATAGCGAATGGACTGGCGCTCGTTGATGGATACATATGTAAAGGTATGCTATAATATACTCTCAAGTGGGAAATCAACTGGAGGAAACAACAATGATTGATCTGAATAAACCCGAAGTCATCACGTCCTTGGCAACGTCAGGGATACTTGTGCACATCGAAGTCAAAAGCTGGTCTGCCACGAAACAAGACGAAGAGATCTCCGATGAGGTCAACATTGCCAAGAAGGCAGACCGCAACGCGGGTCGGTTCGTCAAGAATCTTTTGGCTGACGTGAAGGAGCATAAGGATTGTTTGCGTGACCGGGCGGCTTGGTACAACTGGATCCAGCGCGAGACATTCCCGTGGGCTGGTGCGTGGCGGTATCTGCCGAACCCTCGCATACCGCAGTTCATGCGTGACTACGCGTCACGCAAACAACACACGGAGAAGCTGGTGGACGACCTGATCGCGGCGCTGCCCACAGCCATATCTAACATGGCGTTTACGTTGGGTGACGCGTTCAAGCGCGAGGACTATCCGACGGACGAAGAGGTGCGGAGCAAGTATGGCGTGACGTTGTTCACGAACGAAGTACCGGTGGGTGACTTCCGTAACAAGCTGGCTAATGATCTTGCAGATGATCTTCAGAAGCACTACACACAGCAAGCTCAACGGTGGGCGCAGGACATCGCCAACAAACAAGTAGAACAGCTTGTCGATCTCATGCAGCGCATATCCAAGTGTTGCGAAGTCGAGACGGTGATCGACCCAGAGAAGGGCGTGAAGGTGGTGCGGCGCAAGCTGTATGACTCGACTATCGAACGTGCGTTGGAGTTGTGCGATACGTTCAAGGACTTCAACATCATGAACGACGGCAAGCTGGAGGCTGCGCGGGCATCACTACAGAGTGTGTTGCGTGGCGTAAACATTGAAGCGTTGAAGCAGTCAGACTCAATGCGAACCCAAGTCAAGACAGAAGTCGATGACATCCTGTCTAAGTTTGGAATGGTTTGATTAACAACTAGGAGGTTCTATGTCTCAGATAAATACTTACCCGATGATCTCGCTGACCGAGGCGAGCGCTGCCGTGATGCTCTACGGTGTTGACATCACCCCGACATTTATATCCGAGCCGGGAGTCGGCAAGACGACTGTGCTCAGACAGACTGCCATCAACAACGGAGACAAGTGGCGTCGTCCCGGCGACTACTTCCCTGATGACAAGTATGTCTACGTTTACTTTGACTGTTCATCGCGTGACTTGCCCGACGTGATGATGGGCGTGCCTGTTCATGAACACAAGACCATTGAAGGCTATGTCAATGAAGTGTTCAAGATCAACGACCCGCGACCGAAGGTCATCATGCTCGACGAGATCCGCAAGGCTCCGAAGATCTTGCAGTTGATCTTCTCGCGGTTGAAGCTGGAGCGTTACGTCGGTGACAACCGTTTGCCTGATGGGTCGGTTGTGTTCTGTACGAGTAACAATGCGTCGGATGGTGTGGGCGACAACACGCAAGCGCATGACGTGAATCGTGAGCAGTACTACAAGGTGATGAAGCCGAACCACAAGCAGTGCGCGGTGTGGGGTGGCAACAATGGCGTTGACCCTCTGCTGATCGGTTGGGCGATCATGAACCCGAAGGCGTTCGCATCGTATATGACTTGCACGACTGAGGAACTAAATACCAATCCGTATATATTCAACCCGAACAAACCCGTGCAGCCGTTCCTGTCTCCACGGTCATGGGCGAAGTGCACGTCGGCTGTACGTAACCGACACATCGCTGGTGAGAATCTTACGCGAGCGGCGCTGTGCGGTACGGTCGGTCAGGCTGCGGGTGATTCGATCATGTCGTATCTGTCGCTGAGTGCTGACCTACACAAGTTCGATGACATCATCGCAGACCCAGATAACTTATCCATGCCTGAGAAGACAGCAGCCATCGTGCAGATCGTTGTCAATGGTGTTAACAGCATAGAGACGCAAGATCAACTCAGCAGGTTCATCCGTTACATCAAGCGGTGCAGACACGCTGAACTACAGTCACTGTTCTTCACGATGGTAGCGAAGAACGACAAGACTAAGATGCTTGCCAATGGCAACCCAGACGTACAGTCATGGATGGTGAGCAACAAGAACTACGAGCTATTAATCTAAGGAGGTTCACATGAGCGCAGTGTTTGATCTAATGGAGGACACCGAGACTCTGGAGCGAAGGCTGACCAAGGCACACATTGTCTTGATCACCAATCCAGAGACAAGGTTCTTTGCGAGTACCGTGTTGTTGGGTGAGTCTAAGATCGTAGACGATCATCCCACGGCATACACCAATGGGCGTGACAAGTATTACGGTCGTAAGTTCATGTCCACGCTGACTCAACCACAAATGATTGGTGTGGTGTTGCACGAGAACCTGCATGTGCTGCTGAAGCACATCATGCGTCACGAAGACTTGTTTGAAGAAGATGCACAGCTTGCCAACGCGGCGATGGACTACGTGGTCAATGCGATCATCACCAAGGTCAAGGGCTATGGTGACTGGATCGACTTGCCCAAAGATCCGAAGCCGTTGTTCGATCCCAAGTTCCATGACTGGGCGGTGCGTGATGTATATAACTTCTTGAAGAAAGGACGGAACAATCCGAAGCCGCCACCGCCGCCGAGTAATCCTACAGACGGCAAGAGTCAGGACAATGGTCTGCCTACTGAACCTAGTCAAGGTACTCCAGATGAACAAGTGAGTGACGAGGGTAACGAAGGTAATCAACCCGGCTCTGTAGAAGTAGACGGTGATGAGTACGATGTAACATCAATGGATGAACATGATGTTGACCACGCTGCTGACATGACCAAGGAACAGATAGAAGATCTTACCAAGGAGATTGACGAGGCGATCCATCAAGCCACGACACTGGCGGGTGCGCTTGGTATGGACTTGCCACGAGCGATCCAGCAAGCGGTTGAACCAGAGACAGATTGGCGTGAAGAACTAATGGAGTTCTTTACATCATCCATGCGAGGCAACGAAGAGAGTTCGTGGCGTAGATACGACATGCGTCGTCTGTCTATTGGAGACTATTTGCCGTCGAAGCACAACGAGACGTTGACGGAACTGGTATTGGC